GCGGGCCTCACCTTCGGGTGGGGTCTTGCTGTCTGTATGGAATAGTGGGAAGATCAATTCACCGGCAACCCCGGCAGGAGATGAGGAGCAATGAAACAGCAGATGCCTACTAACGAGCAGCTCGACTGCGCTTGTGCCGATTGTGGAAGGGAGATGGAAGACAGGAAGGCCAGCGACCGGCAGGACTGCGAGACCTCGGAGATGACGGAAGAGGCGAAAGCGGCAAACCGGGCGATGATAGCGGAGATGGACAGCGAGACGTTGGAAGCACTGACTGAGAAGATGGCGGTGGTGCTGATGGAGCCGGACGAAGACCAGCGGAGCGAGTTCCAGCGCCGCGCCGACCTTGCCAACGTTCACAGCTTCACAGAGCGCAACGCCTGACCAGTCCACAATTTGGACTCCACGCCCCCGGCTACGGCTGGGGGCTTTCTTTGGTCTGGGCCCGGCAGGCAGGCAAACCAGCTTCAAATGGCCTCCCCAGAGGCTCTAGGACGCATCGGTAGGAGATCGGACAGGCTACCCTATGGCAGTTTCGGCAGTCCAACGGCGACCCACGCCAGCCGCCAGCCGCCGCCCCGCAGGGAGGGAGAGGCAAGCACCCTATAGAGGGAGAGACGAGTAGAACGTAACAGGCGTAACAGATGAGACGGCATAGGACAGCAGAAGAGCGGAGAGACGGCACGGCAGGACGGGCCACGCCTCCAGCGACAGGCGACCAGTCACGCCTTCACCGGCTATGCTCCATCTTCGCGCCGATCCTTCACCCTGCCCCCCTCGGCCATCAGTGGCGCTATGCTTTGCCCCGCCCCCCCCGCCCTGCCCCTGCCCCTCGCTCGCCGCGCCACGACGACGACGCGCCGACCGCCCGCCCACCACGTCACGCGCACAGGTGGCGGCAAGGGGGTAGGTGGCCCCCCGTCGCTCCGCGACTATGCTCAGTAGCACAAAACCGAAATCCGAGTTTTTGATGTAGGCAGAATAGGAAGTGGAATAAAAAGAGTTCAATTTTACAGTTTTGATATTTTGAATCTTTTTGAGTTGCGGGACTTGCGTAAATGGAGTATGTGGGTGTAGGTTGAATGAGAGGGGCAAAGGGGGAGGGGAAATGCAGGGATACGCGACGGATTTGGAAAAGGGTATTGCGGCTGAGGACAGTCTTATCGCACAGTGTACTCACGTGTGCCGGTATGCGACTGGCGCGGTTGGTGGTCGGTTCATGTTGCGGCCGGAGGAGAGTGCGGTGCTGGGCCGGGGGATGGCGCAGCGGGTGATGGAGCGGTCAGAGTCTTATGCGCGGGAAACGGGGAAGATCCTGAAGTCGATGGCCCTGGCGGACGCCGGGGTGTTTGCGGTTTTAGGGTTCAATCAAATTAGGGGGTTATAGGGATGGGAATGGAAGACCAGGAATTGGCGGCTGCGCGGGGGCATCTTGAGTACTGGCAACGGGAGTTGCGGCTTGACCATATTGATTTTGAAATCATGCTTTATAACCCCGGAGAGAGTGACGATCAACTCGGAACCTGCAAAGTTGCACCGAGTAAGCACAGGCAAAAGATTATTCTTCGTAACCCGAGAGATAGGTCAGAAGGGGATCTTGCGGTTTTCCGGCACGATCTGGAAGTTGTGATTGTCCATGAACTACTTCACACAAAAGAGTTTCCGTGGCGGGATCATCCGGCCGTGGGCAGGGTAATGGACGAAGACAAATGGCTGAGAGGTTTACATGAAGACAGCCTGGACGCGGTAGCAGAGGCGCTCGTGAGGGCGCGGAGAGGGATGAGGAGGTAATCATGGGATTCGAGATCAAGGACAGGCGGGCAGAGAAGGCGGCGGCAGAAGCGGCGGCGCCGATGGAGCCAGAGGTTTTTGCGGCTGGGCTGGGCGGTGCTCTTGAGGCGGCTGTGGCCGGCGGGGACGTGGTGGAGATCAACCGGGTGTCGGCGGAGTGTGGCGGCGGCCCTGAGCACAAGGTGGTCGAGTTTAAGAAGACAGTGAAGGGGGAGGTGCAGACGTGGAAGAGCGTCGGGTATCTCCCCGTTTTTCTTCCGGTCGGAGGCCAGCAGGTGTTGATGATCCAGGCGGTCGGGTTGCGGACGGACGACAGGCTGTTCACCGCGAACTACGCTTTGCCTCCGATGTGGACGGAGGGTGACGACTACATGGCCGCGGCAAAGGACCGGCTGGACAGTTTCAAAGCGTGCTCGTGCGACGACCACGGGAAGTGTAAGTTCCACGGTGAGGCGATGATGAGTGCGTCGGCTCCGGGGAAGTGGCTGGAGGCGGACTTGAAGCGGCTGAAGAAGTTCCACGAGACGCCGATGCCGGAGGCGGTTGAGGTTTTGATGCGGGGGATGCAAGAGGCGGCCCAGCGTCGGATTGTGACGCCGGCAGAAGCAGCGAAGGGGATGATTCAATGAGCAACAAGATTGTAGTGCCAGAAGGGATGCTCAAGGCGGCGATGGCAGCGAGAAACGCACACTTTATTGGAGACGACAAACGAATCGAGCTTATTCTCGAAGCGGCTCTGCGCTGGCTGTCGGAGAACCCGATTGTGCCGACAGAGAAGCAGGAGAGGAAACTGGACGATGCGTGGATGGAGTCAAAAAAGGACTTAGCCTCTCGTTATTACAAGTGCGCTCATGCTACGGAGTTTGGGGCAATTGAGTGGCAGCGCATGATGTTCCTTGAGCCGGAGCCGGAAGTGCCGGAAGAGATCAAGGACTTGATCGCTGGCGTTCACCCCGACGTGGCTCCTATCGCCATCGAAGCCTTCCGGCGCGGACAGAAGGCTGGTGAAAAATGAAGGCACACCTGAGCGACACATGGCGTGAACGAGCGGACGAGATTTGTGGATTTGGAAAGTACCGCCGTTCTCTGATGGCATTGAAGGTTGTGTTTTGGGAGCTTCAAAATCTTTTGGCGGACAGGTAAGCATGAAACTCTTCTTCTACGGGTCCGAGATGGTTTCACAGTCCACGTACCCAGAAATCGAAATCGTCAACCCGGAAGAGCAAGAGTATCTTCAGAAAATCGAAGAGTCAATGATGACGGTTATCAATCAGTACGGGATAGCTGGACTGGCGGCTCCGCAGATTGGTTATCCCCTCCAGATGTTAGTAGTGAAGTTGTCTGGCGGGAAGAGGATGACTCTCATCAATCCTCAGATCGAACGGATGTACGGATCGGAGACAGATTATCCAGAGGGTTGTATAAGTTGCCCACCGGGAGGGAACCAGTGTTACGTGGCCCGGATGCAGTTCATTCACGTTGTAGCGAGTACGATTGAGGAACCGAACCGGGTGGTGGATCTTCAGTTCAGCGGTTGGGATGCTCGGTTGGTTCAGCACGAGATAGACCATCTTTCAGGGACGTTCTTTCTGGACCGGGCGAGCGTGGTGGATAAGTCGAAGGTGTTGGAGCAATACCACCAGTGGAAGCGCACATTCAAACAAGGCGGGATTGAATTCCCGTGTGGAGGAAATCATGGCAGCAGTGGACATTGCAGTACCGAGGCGCAGCATTCCAGAGCAGTCGCCCATTGATGGCGGCACGGTTATTTGTGGCGGCTGTGGCAACCCGTTGGTGATGACGGTGAAGATGGGCCGGCGCGGGGTTGAGGCGTTGCGCTACGAGTGCAATAACGAAGAGCGCGGCTGCTCCTACTTCTTCGAGACGCGGGTGTACGTGGCCGCGGAGATGAAGGGCGTTCGGAAGGACGGTACGACGGTCACGGTTCCTGAAGCGAGGGTGTAATGAGCAAGAAGAAAAACAAATACCCGACACTTCCTGATGGATCAGAAGACTGGCGGGATCTCGATTGGAAGCAAAAATTAGAGCGTAGGATTGTTGAAGGTCGAGACAAGCCGAAGGGGAGTGCGTGATGAGCGAAGTGGCGACTTTGACGGTTGGGATGTTGGCGGGAGCGGTGACTCTCGCCTTGGCCTTCGGTATTTTCCTGTTGGCTCAGAAGGCATGGTCGGCGGCCAAAGACCTGACGGCGGCTCTCAGGGGTATACCGCAGTTGGTGAAGTCGAACCAGGAGGTCGCCAAGGCTCTGCATCGGTTCTCAGGGGAGTTGGAGTTCTTGCGGACGGTGATGACTGGTGGGACGCCACCGGAAGGCGCACAGGCCCAGACGGGAGCGCCGGCGGACCCGCAGCGGCCACCGGCAGGCGCAGCGGCTCAGTTCCCTCAGTGGCAACCCTTTGTGGCGGTCGTAGACGCTCCTGACGCGGAGGAGAGCGACACGGAAATCATCGACACACCTGACGAGGAGTTGGCAGAGATCGAGGGTATCGAGGAGATCCGCGGTCGAGGGTACGCGGCTGGCCCGGAAGCGGACCCGATGGAGAACCCGCCGGGAGTGGTAGCGAATGTGTAGTAACCCACTGCTCCGGGGGGGGGCACTTTGCAGGTCCAAATTTTGGACTAGGAGGAATCGGTTATGAGTATTGCAGAAAGGTTCTCGAATTTGTTGTTTTCGGTAACGGACGCGGGAAGGGAAATCAAAACCCAGCGCGACAGACTGATTCTCCTGATCGTCAGAGTACGCGATCAATACGTGAAATTTGGCGTCTTATCTCCAAGTGTCGAACAGGAAGTCGATACGGCTATAGATGATGTGAGGGGTGGACTTCCACGAGGAGCAAGAGAATCTCTGAAGAAGATGTTAGACTACGTTATGGATCAACACTTACTCCCTCCCGCAGACTACAAGAATCTAGTGGAGGATAACGACATTCTCCGGTCGGCCAATGAGATATTGGTCTTATCGAACACAAACCTCCGTCATTCAAACGACCGTTTGCAATCTCTCGTTGAAAAAATGCAGGCAGAGAAATTCGCATCGCCCCAGCCGGAAATCAAACCAGAGGAAGCGCCAAGCGTATGACCAAGACACTCGCAAAGCGGGGAAAGACCGACGCTCGTCACCTGATGCGCTACATCAAGTCGAAGGTGATGGACCCGGCCGCGATAGCGAAGGCGGAACACGTCTCGCTGGCGACGGTGATGGAGTCGATCAAGTCGATCGAGATGTACGAACAACAGAACACGGAGGGCCAGATGCAGTTGGCAGTCCGCGATCTTGTCATCTCGACGATCCCCCAGGCGAAGGAGACGATCAACGGTTTGCTCACCTCCACGGAACTTGTGATGAAGAAGAACCTGAAGACGGGCAAAGACGAGTACGTGACGGTGGAGGACAAGACGACGCGGCTCGAAGGCGCACGGTTGGTGAGGGATTTGATTGTGGGGTTGCAGCCGAAGGGACCGGGGGTTGCGGTTCAAGTAAATAACAACAACCAGCCTACGGTTCAGATGGGTTCAGCGGAGACCGTTGAAGAAAGAATGAAGCGGCTGAGGGCGAAGGCGCAGGCCCACAATCTCTTACCGGCGGAAACAGCGGCAGTACCCGATTATATTGATGCCGGCGACGATGCACCAGACGACGACGATGATGACGAAGAGGACAGCGAAGAGGACGAGTAAATGGCACTCGAAAGGCAGAACCCGTACCTCAACGAAATCATTGAAGTCCTTGACCTCCACCTTCAAAAGTACGGTGGGGATCAGATAAAAGCGCGTGAGTATTTATCAAAAGACGACAATGAATGGATCGATAATGAATTACTAAGTTGCATAACCAACACTAGATATTTTCTAAGTAACTACTACGCCATCAAAACAGAAGACCGCGGCTTCACTGGGCTGTATCCTTTCTGGGACTCGCAGGAGATTCTGTACGAGGAGTTCGAGAAGCGCCGCAAGCAGAAGGGGAGAGTCAGGGCCATTGTAGACAAGGCTCGTCAGATGGGTGGAAGCACGTTCGTTGGAGGATACATCTTTGCGAACACTATCTTCACTGAGCACATCAACTCCATCGTGGTAGCTCAGGACTCAGACCAGAGCACATACATTCTTGAAATGTACGCTGCGGCCATCGACGAGTTACCTTGGTGGATGCGTCCGAGAATTAGATACAAGGAGAAGGGTAAGTTCATCGACTTTGACGAGAAGGACGATGTGCTTCGCTACACGCGCCCAGGTCTGAAGACTCGACTCTACGCAGACAACGGAAACAAACCTACGGGTGCGGGCCGCGGTAAGACCTTTAACCGGGCGCACCTTGACGAACTGGCGTTCTGGAACGATCCTACTCAGTTGACGAAATCTCTATTCCCTACGTTCAACGCACTGGATGGCATCTACGTGATGATCTCCACGCCGAACGGACGTAATGACGCATGGCACAACCTCTGGCGCAAGGCAGAGGCGGGAGACAACGATTGGGACCCAATCTACGTTCCGTTTTATCGGCGCGAGAAGACTTACTCTCTGCCGATCCCGAAGGGGACCGAGTTCGTATTGAACGAGGAAGAGCAACTCATCAAGGAACAGGTTTTCGCAAAAGAGAATTACACCATCAAGAATGAGGTGTTCAACTGGCGGCGGAAGCGTATTGCCGACTTCGTAGCGACTGACGGTGACGACAAAATGTTCCGTCAGGAATACAGTATGAACGCAGAGGAGAGCTTCCAGACCTCGGCTGTGACTGCATATCCGCTCGGAGTTATTAACAAGTTGATGAAGAGGACGCGCAACCCGAAGTGGGTTGGAGAGATTAGTTACGACTTTAATGCTGGAGTTCCGCGGGCGAAGATGCGTGAGGTGCAAGCCGGCGAGGAGTTGGAGTATCCGAAGACTCATAATAGGTTCCACGTGTGGGAAAAGGCAGAGTCGGGAGCGACTTACTGCGTAGGTGTGGATGTAAGTCTTGGCAATGACGGAGGAGATTATTCTTGCTGCCAAGTTATCAAGACGAGTGACCTTGCTCAAGATAAGCAAGTAGCTTGCTGGCACGGGTATCTCGATCCTGAATCGCTTGCAGAGGTCGTGTTGGCTATCTGCTGGATGTACAACGAAGCCCTGGCGGCCGTGGAAGTCAACGCGATGGGCATGGTCACCAACAACAAGTTGGTTCGCGGGTACGAGTACGAGAACATCTATCGCTATAAACACCTCGACAAGATGACCCACTGGATGACGGACATCATGGGTTTCTGGACAAACGACAAGACAAAACGCGCACTTATGTCGAAAATGTCTAAGACCCTACTCGATGACTCGATCGATATTCCAGACAAGTTCACGTGCGACGAGTTCTACGATTTCACAGAGGATGGTGCGGAGGGTGACGGCGCCCATGATGATTTCCAGATGGCGATCCACATTGCTCTTTACTGCGCTCATGAGAACGAGTACCGCGAGATGCGCGAGGGGACGGGCGGGAGCAAGCAGGAATCGACTAAGCAACAAAACGAGTTCAAGATCCTCGACAGATTCGGTACAATCATTCAGACGACAAATTCGCAGCATGAGGCCGAGCGGGTTTCGGGGAAGAACATCGGCAGCAGCATCGTGCGGGACTCAGGGGCGACGGCGGTGGTGAACTTGAAGGGGGTGGGGAAGAGGCGGGTTCCGTCAGATTATCAGTTAACGGACTACAGCCCGGTATTTGATGGAACGGGGACGGCGGCCAGGATGCACGAGGATGGGGTAGCACCAGAAGAGATCACAGCGGAGTCGATGGCGCAGTACGAGGCCGAGCAGGAAGATATGGAGTCGGACGACCAGAACAGTTGGCTTTACCAGTAACCGAGGGGAAGAGATGGAAAATGGTGGATGGATGGTAGTTGTTATCGTGGGCGGTGTCATGATCGGGATACTGCTCTACGAAGAGTTTTGGATAAGAAGATAGGGAGGGGAACAATGGAAAACCAGATGAAGATCTGCTTTGTAACTCTTGGGGATTTTAACCGGATGTGGGCGAAGGCGATGCCTCAAGAACGCTTCAGCGCGGATATTCCTACGCTGAATTTCCTGTACAAAAAACACAACACTCTATTCATCGTCGGCAGGCAAGAAGATTTTATCGCGTCGGTGTATGAGATCAACCCAAAGACTTTCTGAGTCCAAATTTTGGAGTAACAGGAGGAGAGAATGAACCCGGTAGGACTTCCAGAACGAGTGATCTGCCGTCATTGCGGAATAGCTTTGATGTTTGCGGTAAACAGAGACTTCTCAGGGGATATCTCAAAATGGACAGCGAAGCACGAAATTACGGGATACTGTCCCAATGACAACCGGACGTACTTGATCCCCACGATCGAGTGCAATCCAATCGAAGAGTAACAGAAGGGGAAAGATGCAGCCAGTAGCCTATCAGTCAGTGAGGTGCGTATCGTGCGGGACGATTCTTCCCGTAGCGTGGGTGAACGGGGAGTGTGTTGCGTACCATAACTCTCCGGTGTTTTGCCCGAACAATGGAACGAGTTGGAAAGTTCCAACGGTCCAACTTCAGCCGTACACGAACCCAGGAACCACGAGTTAGAGGAGGAGAAAGATGCCACAGATTAGGAGTAGAATAGGGGTGTCGGGAGCGGTGAACTCCCGGTAAAAATCGCCAACAAGAACTGGAGGTTCTGATGACACCCCAAGAAATGATTATCCCACGCAGTATATTGTGAGGCAGTCAAACAACTACACGGAGAATTCGCAAGAGCAGCATGAAAGAGAGGAAATAATGCCGACACTGAAGACAGAATTCGCTTGCAGTTTATGCGAAAAACAAACAGGTAAGCAGGTCCAGATTCTCGCAACAGAGGGAAGGTTGATCTGCCCCGAGAACTCAAATCACAGATGGACAGATACGGCAGACTTCTATGCCAGCAACCCGAAGCTAGTCTTCAAAGTTGGACCAGCCAAGTTTCCGTCTCCAGAGGGGCAGACGACGATCACCCTGAAGATTCCTCAGAGGATCAAGGATGCTCTCGACGGGCGGTATGCCACGGGGCTGGAGTCGGTGGTGGCGAACGTCTTGCTTCAGTTGGTAGACGGTGATGTGATGGTTGTCGGGGAGACGGACAAGAACCGCCTGTTCGAGCAGCTGGGCCAAAATTTTACAAATTCGAGTGAACTTGTTGGCGTGGTCTGGGCTAAGATGTGTGAAGTGGACGAGGCCAAGGCGGAAGCGCAGGCGGCCACGGAAGACCTCAAGGCATACGAGAGCCGTTCGCCAGGGCGTATCGTGGTTGACCTCGGAGACGAGTACGAGCCGGCCAAGGAGAGGGCAAAGAACTCCGAGCCTCCGATGCCTCTCAAGATGTTTATTGAGGAAAAATTGCGGATGGCGCTCAAGGAAAACTGGTTTTAGAAAGAAAGGGTCACAGTGATTGAAGAATTCCCGGAGATAAGGCCAAAGCCGGACGAGGACGACAAACGAACCACGTCACGACTTGAGTATTACACCCAACTCAACGATTGGTGCGATGCGGCAGTTGAGGAAGGTATTGCTCTTCAGCAGGACGTTCCTGAACTCCGGGACATTCAAAACGCTCTCGACTATCTGGTAGGGATGCAGTGGAAGGACGCGATGCCCTCCTACCGGGCAAAGCCAGTCAGCAACGAGTTTCTGTCGATGTTCTGGGAGACGATCGGCCTCATCACAGACATCCGGCCAGTCTCGCACATCGTCGATATTGCCAACGACGGGAAGTATTCCGAGATCGAGAAGATCCTCAACAACTTGAACAAGGGCTGGGTGTCAACGTCTGGGTACGAGCGCCGGATGGCTTTCTGCATCATGTGGGCGATGTTCACCTCGGCGCCGGCCAAGCTCTATTGGAACCCGTTCGCCAGAGGGGACAGCGGAGATCCTTCAGACGGAGACTTGAGTCTGGAGGCTTTGCCGCCGAGTTCGATTCTGCGGCTGGGGATGGGCGACGATCTTCAGGAAGACGAGTGCGTAGTCTATCGGAGGATGCGGACACTCTCATGGATCAAGAGAGCCTACCCGACGATGGGGAAGTACGTCAGGGCTGAAGAGCAGAAGAGCCGGTACACGGTTGACGTGCAGGGTCCAACGGGAGCGCCTCAACTGTTCCCCCCCCTGTCACCCGGCATGAAGAGGTTGCTGGGCGCTGGAGACAAGCAATCCTATTCGAGCCAGTTTCCCCAGGCAGAGACGCAGGAGTTCTGGAGGAAGGACGACTCGATCAACGAATCGCGTGAGCGGGTTTGGATGGGGCCGAAGGGCGCGGCGTGGGGATACTGGGTCGAGCCGGGGAAGAAACTGTACCCCCGCGGCCGAGTTTTCATCAGGGCCGGCAGGGTGACGCTGTACGACTATCCGAGTCCCTACTTCCACCGCAAGAAGCCGTTCGCCAGCCTTGGACTCTACGCAGTGCCGTGGCAGCAGTACGCATTGAGCGTGGTAAAGCCGTGGATGTCCCAGCAGGATATTCTCAACCAGATGATGTCGGGGATGCTCCAGACGGTCAAGAAGGCCATCAGTCCGGCTTTGATGGCGGCCAAGAGCGCGATCAATCCGGCGGCGATGAAGGCGATCGACAGTTCCAAACCGAACCTGAAGATCACCTACAGCCAGAACGCGCCTCACCCTCCAACGTGGCAGGCACCTCCAGTGCTTCCGACCTACGTCCTGCAAATCTACACGCAGATCCTCCAGTCGATGAAGCAGAGTTCCGGCGCATCGGCTGTGGGAGATGCCCTTGGGAAGAAGCAGGTTCCTTCAGGGGACTCCCTCGACAAGATCCAGATGGCGAAGAACACGCCGATCCGCGTGATGGGCCGAAGTGTCGAATGGTTCAACGACGAAATCGGTCAGCAGTGGGCAGCCGACGCTTTGCAGTTCTACGACGCGGAGCGCAGGATGGAGTTACTCGGATCAGCAGGACTGGCGAGGGAAGACATGGACGACAAGCCAGGGACGCTTATACCGGACGGAATCCAATCTGAGGCGTTCGTTCGCCGGTATCACTACAAGACTGAGCGCGGTACGTTGCTTCATATCCAGCAGCAGGAGCGCATCCCGATCGCCTTCCAGATGCGGAAGGTCCACGACTTATCTCGCAAGCAGACGTTCAAAATTCTCAACTGGAACATTGATGAGAAGGAGAACGATGAGGAATTGAAGATGGAGGCCGCGGCGATGGCTCAGGCACAAGCTGGCGCACCACCGAAGGGCGGCCATAAATGAGCACGGCAGAGGCGAGCAAGAAGGTAGCCGAGCAGGACATTCCAAAGATTCTGGCGGCGATCCAGTCAGCGATCGAGGCTAAGAGGAAGTGGACGCTTGTTGTTGAAGGAAGTGACAACGGCGGGATAATGGACATTCAACTGACGCAGAAAAAGTCATACAAGTAGTTTTTTTCATTGCACTGCAAAAAGTCGTTGACAGAAGTTCAGCGACGGATAATGATTCTGACAGGGCAAGAGTAGCGATTACCGGGAAACCGGAGAGATTGCGGCAGCCGCGAGTGGGAGAAATCCCGTCCGCGGCTTTTTCTTTTGTCCGAGAGGCCCAGAATCTTTCCCTGGGGAACCTCAGCGGTGGAGGCCGCCAGCCGAGCAATCGGCTGCAATAAAAAACCCAGGGGGAAACCCCGGAAAGGATATACACCATGGCTCGTCACAAGGGCAAGCGCAAGGGTGGCCGGAAGGCCAAGGGCCGCAAGTAGTTTTACGGCTTCAGCAGTGAACGAGGGGCGTTTCACCGCGCCCCTCCACACCATCGCAAGGGGATCATCATGGC